GTAACTAACAAGAAGATGAAACCATTTATGAAAGCAGTTGATGATGTAAGAAGCTCATTTACTGAATTGGGTTTTACTGGAGAAATAATTGATGATGAAACTCTTAAAGAATTAAAAAAAGATGTTAAAACTGTAACACAAATAATAGTTGATGAACTTGATGCAGATAAAAATGAAGCATTAAAAAACTTAGAACCGTTAAGAGATGTAATGTCAAAAGAAGATTTCGACCAAATGAGACGAGATGCTGAAAATTATTATGAGGGAGCAAAAACAACAGTTGCAGATAATGAGGCTGAAATATTAAGAATAATAACAACTGCAAATGAAGCTGGTGTAGAAGTATCAGATGAAAACCTTAAGAAAATAGCAAAATTAAATGAAGAATCAAATGCAATAGGAGTTACCAATCTTGTTGATAACAATGCAGAACGTATGACAATAATGAGACGAATGGGTGCTAATACAGCTGCATTAACTGTTGAAGAGGCTAGTAAGGTATTGATTGAACAAAAGAAAGCAAAAGAAAAGGTTATTGAAAATGCTGAAAATCAATATTCAAGACAATTACTGTTGGCAACTGCTTGGTATGGTGAAAATGGTGTTAATAACAAAGAAGCCTATGATGCAATGGTACTGGCTGCTGATGAAAATAAAGAAGCTATAGTTGAAAGTGCTGAAAAAGGTTATGAAAAAATAAATAAAAAAACAAGAGAGAAGTTAGGAGAAAATGCAAAATTTATTGATGAAAACAATAATGAAGTTCTTGGTATTTGGGACAAATTTTGGATAAAATTAGATGGTGGGCGTAGTGCTGCACAAGAGGAGCAGGCTAGAAAGAATAAAGAGGCCAATGCTAAAATGTTAACAGGTTTTAAGGAATATTTTAAGAATGTCGGTATTGAACTTGAAAAGTGGAGGGTTAATAGTAATAAAGAGTTACAGAAATGGGAAGATAAAACGTCCCTTAAGCTTGCAGAAGGATGGGCAAGATTCATGAAAGGCTGGAGTGGCTTTTGGACAGAATTAGGTAAGGGTCATGCCGAATCACAAGAAGAACAGATAGAAAAGAATAACAAAGCAAACGCTAAAATGTTAGAAGATTTCAAGGGATATTTTAGTGATAGACTTACTGCGTTTGAAGAATGGAGAGTACAAAGCAATAAAGATTTGGATAAATGGTCAGAGGAACAATCTATTAAAATTGGTCAATGGAAAACTAGAATGTTATTAAAAGCAGAAGAAGGTTGGGTAGACTTTGCAAGGGGATGGAACTCAACACTTGCGACTATGGGTGGATGGTACAATGATATGTATCAAATTGGTGTAGATTTATTAGATGGATTATTTGAAGGTCTTAAACCATCTAACTGGAAAATATACAATTGGGGAGTAAGATTTATAAATGAATTTATTGCTAACTTACCTCATTGGATGGATAGAATGAAATTAGTAGGTAAAGATTTGCTAAGTGGATTATTTGGAGGTCTTAAACCATCTAACTGGAAAATATGGGATTGGGGAAGTAGTCTTATAAATAGACTAAAAACTAGACTTGGTATTCATTCTCCTTCAACAGTTATGCGTGACGAAATAGGTAAATTCATGGGATTGGGTTTAGCCATTGGACTTGGAAATACCACAAAAGATATTGTTGGAACTGCTGGACGCATAGTTGATGGTATAAAGGGTCAGTTTGCAAATGTTAACTTAACTCCAACTAGTGACTTCTCTGCTACTGATATGGCATTAAAAGATATTGATAATAAGGTATCAACTACTGCAACAATGAACGTAGATAACACAGACTTTTCAAAATCAGTTTATGATTCTGTTTATAGTGCAATAGACAATGCAATGAAATCCCCAGACAACTCGCAAGAAGTAGTATTAAATGTTGGTGGAAGTGAATTTGGTAGAGTTGCAATAAACACAATCAATAAGATTACGAAAAGTGAAGGAAGATTGGCATTAAATATTTAGAACACAAATTGGTAATTATAAGATAGAGGTATGTTGATTCATTCCTCTATTTAAAATATTGGAGGAGATTTTAATGGGTAGAATAAATTTAACAACTGCTGAAATAAATGCAAGATTAATACAAACTGAAACTAATACAGATGAATTAATAGACCATACGTCGCAGTTGGTAGATATGGCGAAAATAAACATTAATTTTATCACAAAAGGTGGAAAGGTTAATGATAACACTTATGATTCAACGATATTATTACAAAGTTTAACTGATGAATTATTTACTCTAGGTGGTGGAACTATTCAATTCCCTAGTGGTAAATTTTATTTTAAAGGCACTTATATTGCAAAAACAGGTGTAGTAATAAGTGGTGCCTTAGAAGGTCAATCATGGAGTGGTAACGCCGGAGTAGGAACTACTACAGGCACAACCTTTTATCATATACCAACCGTAGTAGATACTGATTTCATTACTTTAGACCAAGTAAATTTATTAGTTGGTTACGTTGGCAATATAAACATTAAAAATATATATATTATTGGTTCAACTAATTCTAAAATAGGTTTGTATGTAAAAAATGCAGTTAATTCTACGTTTAAAAATATGATTATAATTGATTTCAAAGATAATATACAAATTGATGGTGTAATGAATATTAAATTTTCAAACGTTACGTCACAAAGGGCAACAATACATTGTTTATATGTAACAGGTGAGTTAAGCACTACTGTAACATATGACAATTGTTATTTTGGACAGACAAAAGCATATATAAATTCAATTCCTGTAGAAGTGGGGTTATACAAAATAATAGGTTTAAGTTTTAATAATTGTATATTTGAATCTACTGAAAAAGGACTAAAAATAGATAGTGATAATACAGTTTCTTTTAATAATATTTACGTTGAAAACATTCCAAATAGTTCGGCTTCCCCTACCTTTGATGTAGGTATGAGTGTACCAAGTTCAGTCTCTAAGGGTGGTATTAATTTTAATGGTGGAATAATACAAGGAACAATCTCAACAATTATAGATGGTATGTCTATATTTAATGTAAATTATAGCGATACTGTTAATTTAAGTGGGGTAACTTTAAAAAGGTCAAGAAATGTAATATTTTCAACAGCAAATTCAAAAGGGATAGTATTTGTTGGTTGCAATGAAACCTCTATAACTAATAATATTGAAGTATGCGACACTTTAAAAAAAATAGCTAGAATAAATCATGTTTGTGGTTCAACCACTTTACTAAATTCAACTTTTTTACCCATGGTTAATTGGATAACACCTACATTGTTAAATGGGTGGACAACGTATAGCGGAGGTAATAAATACAGAAAAAATAGTCTTAATCAGATTGAATTAGTCTTTAGTGCGACAAGTGGAACAATAGCGGTTGGAACTATTATAGCAACTTTACCTATTGGTTACAGACCTTTATCCGATACCGTATTTCCTTTATTCGACCTTACTGCATTCAGAACAAACGGATATACAATTTCAATAAATACAAGTGGTGACATACAAATATTAAACTCTGTTATATCACTTGTTACGAGTACGGTTTATACTGGCAGTATTATATTTATTGCATCGTCATAGGAAAATAGTACCACATAAGTATAATAAAAATATACTTATAATTTGATATTAATAATTAAAAAAATGGTAATTATATAAGTAGAGGTGTGGGTAAAAACTTCATCTCTTTATCAATTAAGGAGGTATTATTATGGCATTGTTAACCATAAATTTAACAGCAGTAAAGACACCAAGCAAACTGCAAGTTGATATAAGTGATATAGATGGAGAAAGCACTAGAAATGCTAATGGAAATCTCATTAGAGATAGAATTGGAACTAAACGAAAATTAAATTGTGAGTTTCCTCCAATGAGCCAAAGTGATATGGCAACTTTACTTGGAGCAGTATCAGATGTATTTTTTGAAGTAACATATCAGGACCCAATATTAGGAGTAACAACAAAGACTTTTTATGTTGGAGATAGAAATTCTCCAATGTATAGATTTGGAAATGGAACAACCGATTTATTATGGGAAAGTTTAAAAATGAATTTTGTAGAACAGTAGGAGGTGTAAACTATGTTTGATATAACATCAAATTTTTTAACAGAAATAAAAAAATCAACAAGAACAGTAAATGCTAGAATTGGAATTGGAGATATATTATATGATATAAATGGTAGTTTATTATATGATATAAATGATGAACAATTATACTCTACTGAAAATCCAGAAGTATTTATGGATACAGATACAATAGTTGGTTTTGATATTGAAAGTTCATTTGGAAGTAATAATATTCCAACATTAGGTGGAGTTATATCTAACAAATTAATATTAGAATTTGTAAATACAGTAGATATACCATCTATTTTAGTGGGTGAACCATTAGTTGTATTTGTTGGAATTGATGTAAATGGTATTTTTGAATGGGTTCAGATGGGAACATTTTATCCTAGTTATGGTGATGTAGTAAAAGGAAAATTAACAACTAAATTAGAAGCGTATGATGTAATGATAGACTATGATAGTTATAGATATGATTCAGCTTTAGCTTTTCCTGCTACAATACAGGATATGATTTCTGAAATAACAACTGATTATGGAATAGTTTTTGAAATTCAAACTTTACCCTCTGTTAGTTTTCCAACAAAACCTATAGGAACTGTTAGACAAGTTATTGGAATGATAGCATCTTTATGCACAACAAATGCTACTATAAATTGTTATGGAGAAGTATCGTTTAAGTTTTTAACTTATAGTGGATTTGGATTTGATGCAGATAATTATATTGATTTTAAATTAACTAGTGATACTATAGTTAGATTATCACAATTATCAATTACAACAGATGATGAAGAAGTTGATATAATAGCTGGGGATGGAACTGGATTTGCTTTAGAATTTGAAAATAGTGCAATTACAAATAGTAGTGAATTACAAACAGTACTCAATAGGGAATTTCCATTAGAATTTTATGCATATAAATTAACTGCACAAGGTATGCCACATTTACAAGTTGGTGATACAATTGAATTTACAGATTCACTAAATGTTATTAGAACTTTGGCCATTGTAAATCACAAGTTTTCGTATAATGGTGGAATGAAAAGTATATTTACAGTAGATTGTCCGAGTAGCACGAACACTACTATAACGATAACTGGAGGGTCAACTCTAACAAAGGCAATATCACAATCATATGCTGATTTAAATGTGGCAATCGCAAATGCAACCAATTTAATAACTGGCGCAGACGGTGGATATTTAAAAACACTATATGATAACATTAGTGGATTACCTTCTGGCTTAGCTATATCAGATAATGAAGATTTGGATTTAGCAAGTAAAGTATGGGTATGGAATGAGAATGGGTTTGGTTTTTCAAGCACAGGATACAGTGGAACGTATGGACTAGCAATGACTATGGATGGTCAAATTGTAGCAGATTTTATAACAACTGGAACCTTGAATGCTGCTCTATTAAATGTAGAAAATTTAGTTGTAGGTGATAATGTTACCATGGGTACTAATGCATATATATCTTGGGATAATGTAACTAGTCAACCATCAATTCCAACACAGTACACAGACCTAATGGCTTTAGATACAATTAATGCAACTTATATAGATGTTAATGGTATCTGGACTCCTAGTGTATATGCTGAAAATATAAGTACACTTAATGCAAGTATATCTACTGCACAGATAGAAACTTTAACAGTAGGAACTAATGTAATTATGGGAGCAAATGCATATATATCTTGGGATAATGTAACTAGTCAACCAACAATACCAGTTCTTCCATCATATATACAATCCACTTATATAGATAGTACAACTATATACAGCCCAACAATAAGTGGCGGAACTATAACTGGTACAACAATAAGAACCTCAAACACAGCTGATTATTTTTCAGTAAAAGACCAATATGTTGATTTCTATGCCGATAATATAAAAAATATTAGAATTGGAATTGATGAAACTTGGGCATACGATAAATATCCATTTATTTCATTTGGTCCATATGCAGGAGACGTGCTTACTATGAAAAATTATATATGGTATGCACAAGGTAGTGTGGGTGGTCAAGATGGTGGTAAATTAACTATGAAAGGTTCAGAGACATTGACTCTAATATCCAATGGTACAACAACAGTTAATGCTTCACAAGAAATATATATTAATGCACCAAGTGTTAATATAAACGGTGGAGATATTATAAATTTACCAAACGGCTGTTTTTTAGAATGTTTGACAAACAGATTAATTTTACACGCAAATGCAGGTTCTTACTTAGACATAAGAGATACAGGCACATGGTTATATGCGAGCAGTGGAACAAGTAAACAACTTTAAAAAAATAGGAGGAATATAAAATGGTAGTGGAAAGAAGTATAAATTTAAAAATTGAAGATGCAAAAGCAAGTATTTTAAAGGAAATGGTGAGTGCAAAACTTCCAGCAACTATACTAAGACTTATTCTAATAGAAATAAAACAAATAATTGATAATGAAACAAGTGAGATAATTAAAAAAGAACAAGTAGACTATCAAGAACAGGTAACAAAAACCATGGCAGAAAAATAAATGGTATAAAATATTATGTGGGTTCGTTGGTAATAATACTATGAATCCACATATTAAATAAAAGGTTGGAGGTATTAATTATGGTAAATAAAGTAACCATTAATGCAGGACATGGTGGGTATGACAATGGTGCAAATAGAGGTAGTGTTTATGAGAAAACTGTAAACCTAAAGGTTGCATTAAAGTTAAAGAAATTCTTAGTTGACCAAGGAATTGATGTTATCATGACAAGAAGTACTGATGAATATACTAGTTTATCAGAAATAACAAATCTTGCAAATGAAAACCATGCTAATTTACTAATTTCAATTCATCATAATGCAGGAGGTGGAGATGGATTTGAAGTCTATCATTCCATATATAATGGTGTTGGATTAGAACTTGCCAATAAGGTTGCAGCTGGTTTCAAGTCACTTAACAATGCTCATGGTATGGCAGTAAAAACTAAAAAAGGTTCTGATGGTAGGGACTATTTTTCAGTTATAAGAAATAGTGTGATGCCTTGTATATTAACAGAATTTGGTTTTATGGACACAGATGATTATTATGCGTTCAATAGTAATGCTGAGTTACAAGCCGAAGCAAATGCACTAGGTAAAGCAATATGTAATCAACTTGGAGTTAAAATTATCCCAAAGGTTAATTATGTACTGGAAACACAGAAGTTCTTAAATGGATTGGGAATAAAAGATGTTATGGGTAGACCACTAGTTGAAGATGGCATAATGGGTGTACACACTCAGACAGTACTGGATAGATTAATAAGGAAATTATAAAGGAGGAAAGTATCATGGAAGTTGGAGAAAGAGTAGAAGTTAAACTATCCAAGGATTGGGTAATGGTTTTAGCCATTATGGATGAAGGAGTATTATGTAGAACCAAAGATTGTAAAGAAGTTTTATTTTATAATTTTGAACTACGAGAATTAAAATAAGAAGTACAGAGGTGATAATCAATGTGGTTTTGGTTATGGTGGTAATCCAAATGACCTACGAGAAATCGTGGGTTTAACCAAAAAATAGGAGTTGTGACATAATGAGTGAAGATTCTATTCGTTTAGAACTTGATTATATAAAGCATGATATAGTAGAAATAAAGGCTGAGGCGAAGGAGTATAGTAACAAGATGAGCATTGACTTGTTGTATAACCATGATGCTAATATTAGAAATGAAATAAAATTAGAAAATATAGAAAAAAGTCAAAACAGTTTGATTGAAATTGTAACTGAAATAAAAAATAAGCCACTTATGGATTGGCGGAAAATGAGTAATTTTTGGAAGTTTTCCATAATAGGTGCAGTAATTGGGTTTGTTGTTCCTTGGATAATTGGAAATTTTATGACATTCACTAAAATATTTGGAGGTAATTAAATGAATAAAAAATGGTATATGAGTAAAACGTTATGGGTTAACTTTATAGGCTTTATAGCAATAGGAATCCAAGTAGTAACTGGAGAACAGTATTTTAGTCCAGAATATCAAGCTATGGCACTAACAGTTGTAAATGCTATATTAAGAATGGTAACAAAAGAACCACTAAAGATTAAGAAATAGATGCCGAAAGGTGTCTTTTTTTACTTTCAAATTTTCGTAGCTTTCAAATATTTACACCTTTCAAATTTTCGTAGCTTTCAAATTATAAATCACTCTCCAAAAATATTTAACAGAAATTTAACATTTGTAATAGTATGAATTATCAGAATATTTAGAATATTACATTTACTTTAAATCTTAAATAAACTGAATCTTCTGATTATTTTAAATATTCAGTTGTCACTTTGTCACCATTTGTCACAACTTTGTCACTACCCTTAACCCTTGGTACTACTCTCTTTATCTTCTTTTATGACAGAATGACAAAGAAAATATATAAAAGAGTATAAAGTGAAATAGAAGTAATAGTATATAAAAAGAGTTTAAAATCGGTTTGTCACAGTGTCAGTTGTCACGGTTTGAATCCCTTCCATATATAGAGTAATTAATATGGCTAAAACCCTTGACTTTCTGTGGATTACATGATATAATAGGTTATAGAGTTAATTGAGGTGAAAGGGAGTGATAACAATGAGGTTAACAGATAAACAAAGGATAATAGTTACCGAGAATCATAACTTGATATATTGGATGATTAATAGAAAACATTTAGAAATGTCAGAATACTACGACCTCTTAAGTTTGGAACTGTGTTATGCGGTAATGAAGCATGACCCAAGCAGAGGAAGTTTAGCCAACTATTATAAGTTAAGGTGCGAGGGTGTACTGTATAAGGAGTACAGAAAATCACAAGCACAAAAACGACTTCATACTAATGTGACGTTAATTGATAATGTGCATACTATTAACAATGATGATTTACAACGAATGGCTGAGTTAAGCGAGTGGATGAATGGTGATGATGGAATTATCCTACAAATGAAATCAGAAGGTTATTCCCAAACAGAAATCGCCAACCACCTTGGAGTAAGCCAATCATACGTTTCCAAGATACTTAAACGACTTAAAAAAGAATTCTATGAAGAGGTGGATTATTAAAATGTGTAAACTTACAACGATACAACAGAAAATGATAGAGGATAATCACAATCTCATATATTGGTTCATAAATAAATATAAGTTATCGGAAAGTGAGTATTATGGCTTATTAGCAATTGAATTATGTGAAGCAGTCATACACTATGATGAATCCAAGGGTTCTTTAGCGAACTATTTTCACCTAGTGTGTAATGGTAGAATATATAAGGAGTATAGAAAATCACAAGCACAAAAAAGGACACATCTTACTGAGACATTAGAATCCAACTTCACGGTTCCAATCTATGATGATTATAGTGCATTTAAATTGATAGAAGATATAATAGAGGACCCAAACTATTTAATATTTATGCTAAAGAGTACGGGGTATTCACAATGCGAAATTGCAAAGAAATTAAATATTAGTCAAAGTTTTGTGTCCAAGATTATATTTAAATTTATGAAGAATTATAAAGAGGAGGAATAGTATTGACGGATAAGAATTTAGATGATATAATAAAAGACATGGTAGTAATAAGTGATTCCAGAGAGCAAAAGAACAAGCATATCTTGGACTACCTAGATTCAATCAACGTACCATATATAACTGAGAAACTTAATAGTGGAGATTATTCATTTATACTTCCACATTACCCACATCTTAATTTGGACAGAAAGATTTTGATAGAAAAGAAAAACTCGCTTGATGAGATTGCACAGAATTTCACAAGTGGTAGAGATAGATTTTTAAGGGAATTTGAAAGGGTAGCTGATGATGAAACAATGCACCTTGTAATTGAACAAGCAACATGGAAGAAGTTACTGAATGGTTCTTATCGTTCTAAGTTTCCAAGCAAATCATTCATGGCTAGTTTGTTAACCTACAGTATAAGGTATGATTTTAAAACATGGTTTGTGCAACCTAGTGAGTGTGGCGAGTTGATGTACAATATACTAAAATATTCTTTACGAGAAAGATTAAAATGAAATGGTTAATAAGGAGGAGTTTATATGGAAGGATTTCTCACACTGATATATGTATTTTGTTTATCACTAAACGTATATATTGGAATTGAGACTGGATTTACGTTTCTATGTATAGTATCAACTATACTAATGTCAGTATGTTTATTATTATCAATCGTAAAACTTATAAAAAATATTTAATATAAGCATTGACAACCGAAATTATTCGTGGTATACTGTATTTAGAGTTAAGGAGGAGGATGTTTCATGGGAGATATGATTATTAAAGAAGAAAACCAATTAGACATTAAAAGGGAAACAGTAGAGTTAGATAAGCTTATGGAAATGGCGTCAATGCTTTCCAAGTCAACTATAGTTCCAGTAGCATATCAGAATAGACCAGAGAATTGTTTCATAGCACTTGATATGGCAAGTAGAATGGGTGTTAGTCCAATGGTTGTTATGCAGAACTTATATGTTATACAAGGTAAACCAAGCTTTAGTGGTTCAGCAATCGCATCAATGATTAGAAGTAACCCACAGTATACAAATGTTGAACTTAACTATGTTGGAGAAGAAGGTAAAGACACATGGGGAGCATATGTAACTGCTGAGAATAAACACAATGGTAAAACTATAAAAGGTGCTACGGTAACAATAGCAATTGCAAAGAAAGAAGGTTGGTTAACAAAAGGCGCTTCAAAATGGTTAACAATGCCTGAGTTGATGTTGGGATACAGGGCTTACACATGGTTTGGACGTATTCATTGTCCAGAAGTAATGATGGGATTGCAAGCTACAGAAGAAATTAGTGATGTAAGTAAACCAAAGACTGAAGCAAAAAATCCATATACTAAATAGGAGGTAATTATGGGAATGTTTTTATTAGCACTATATATTGGGGTTGTTTACACGGCAGTTGCAATATATACAATATTAAGTGAAGAAATTGATAATATAATTATTGGAATAATGATAGGATTTCTAGTCCCAGTTATTTCATTGTCAATATTGGTAATAGGAGGATTGTAAATGATTAATCCAATCGAACTAGAAAATGACGAATTGTATTTCGCAGATGAAAGTTATATGTCAGTTAGTAGATATAAGAAGTTTAAAAGATGTGAATTAGGTGGTATTGAACCTTGGGGTAAACCAAGTGATGCTATGTTAATAGGAAGTTATGTTGACGATTATATAAGTGGTATTTTGGATAAATTTAAATTAGACCATCCAGAGATTATATCTACCAGAGGTGCAACTAAAGGAGAACTTAAAGCTGACTTTAAGAAAGCAGATGAGATTTGTAAATTTATAGACAATGATATTGTATTCTCACAATTTCTAAGTGGGGAGAAACAAAGTGTAATGACTGGTGAGATTAATGGTATACCGTTCAAGTGTAAGATGGATAGTTATTCAAAGGGTATGGCAATTAGTGATTTGAAAGTTGTAAGAACTGTTACAGACTCCAAAGGTAACTATATAGACTTTGTTACTTCTTGGAACTATGACACGCAGTTAGCATGTTATCAGGAGATATGTTTTCAGAATACTGGTGAGAGACTACCATGCTATATTTGTGCAGTAACTAAGGAAAGTCCAATCAATAGTGTTATAATAGAAGTACCTCAAGTATATTTGGACATGGCATTATATGATGTTGAATGTAATATTGAAAGGTATTATGGAATTAAGATGGGAACAGTTGAAGCAGAAGGTTGTGGAACGTGCAAGACTTGTATTGAGGCAAGAACTGAAACTCCAATAATAAGTTTACAAGATATAATCGAAGGAGTGATGTAATTTGGATTCTGTATTTCTACTAGGAGAGTTTTCAGAAAATGGTGTTTTCATACGTTATGTAAGAAAGAGTAGAAATAATAATATAGTTGGCTATGATACTCTAAGTTCTGCTAAACGAGGATTAAGTCATAGTAATAAAAATTCAAACTATACTGGAAAATTTAAAATACTAAAATTTAAACCAAGTTCTATTATAGAAGGAGTGATATAAATGATAGGAGCAAATGACCAATTGGAACTGCACTGGGAGAAAGTACCTACTAACTGTGGGTATGATTTCGATTGTGATAATTGTAATTGTGAATGTATAGAAGATAAAAGTTTATTTTTAAAAGTGGGTGATTCTCTTGACAACCGCAGATAAAGATGCTATACTGTTTACAAGGTTAGCAAATGAGTTCATCCAAAGAGATGGATTCGATACCCTACTAAATAACATCACCAAGACAGATTTCTTCACTGCTCCAGCTTCGACAAGATTTCATGATTCAGTAGAAGGCGGTTTATGTCATCACTCAATTGAAGTCTTTCATATCTTAACAGCTGATGTAGGAAATCTCTATTCAGACGAAACACTCACCATAGTATCATTACTTCACGACATATGTAAGATAGGTTATTATACGGTAAGTTCAAGGAACGTTAAAGATGAACATGGTAAATGGAAATCAGTTCCTTACTACACAGTAGATGACCAATTACCTTATGGACATTCAGAGAAGTCCGTATTTATGATTATGCAAGACATGAAACTAACTATGGAAGAATCAATGGCTATTAGGTGGCACATGGGTGCATATGAAGGTGACAAGGTGTGGAGCACATTAAGTGCTGCGTATGACAAATTTCCACTAGCATTGCACTTACACATAGCTGATATGAAAGCAACTTATTTAAAATAATTGTGACATAATATGAGAAAAGTACGACATATGAAAGGAGAAAATATGGAAGCATTTCAATGCAGTAGGTGTAAGCAAATGAACATCAATGATACAGATGATACAGTGTTTTGTAAGTATGGAATAGATACAAGATTAAGATATAGAGATAAAACTGATAAAGAAGAATGTTTAGAATGTTTTGAAGAAGTTGATGCGTAATACAAAACAAGTATGAATTAAAATAAATACTTGACAGAAGATAAATAGTATGTTATAATAAGATATAGTCAATTAGACAATGCCACTCACCGCAAGGGAGTTAACGCAGAGAAGGAGATTAATTATATGGGAAACTTATGGGAACGATTTGAAAATATAGTATCAAAAGATGAAGTACAGGTTGAAAAGCACAAATTTGAGCCACTAGCAATAGGGGAATACAAAGTTAAATTAGAATCATTAGTTCCATCAGAATCAAAGAATGGTCTACCAATGTTAAAAGGTCAATTCAGAATGAGTGATAGCAATAGAATAATCTTCTACAATCAGATGTTACAAAACTTGAACAATCCTCAAATGACCGCAGTTAACATTGCCGAAGCAGTAGCATTTGTAGGAGGATTAGTAGGAGAGTCTCTTGAATTTGAAGGAATGGGAAGTTTTGCAAACTTAGTTGAAAATGTTCCTTTGGGCAATGAATACAGATTAATGGTAACTTACGGAAATAAAGACTTTGACCAAAAGTTCCCTAAGCTTAAAGTGTTAGAGAAGATTGAAACCGAAGAAGTATTACCAATAACTGATGCCGATTTAGCTTTTTAATACCAAGGGGGATTAAGTTCCCTCATACATGGTTTCGTGGCTCAATGGTAGAGCATCTGCCTTGTAAGCAGAAGGTTGTGGGTTCGACTCCCACCGAAACCTCCAATAAGACCAACAAGGCTATGAGATACCAAT